ATAAAAATTTGTCATGGTGCTAATGATAGAGTTTTAGAAATTGACTGCAGGTGGGATAAAAGAAAAAGAGATAAAAGTGGGAGAGTTGTAAATGACATTCGTGTGGAAACATCCAAAGTATTACGAAGAACTAAAAAAACTTAAAGAACAGCAAGCTGACGAAAATAATCAGGACTCGGAGAACAGTAAGGACACGGAACCTGAGAGCCCTCAGGAGTAATAATTGTTTTTATATTCTTACAAGGTAAGCAGCTAAGTTTATTCCTTGGCTTCTCCCCAGGATCGTCCAAGTGCGATATCAACTTTGGAAGGTACTTTGAGATCTTCGATTGCATTTTCCATTATCTCCTTTACAGCTTTTATATCAGATTCTTCATTAATTGAAAAACATAATTCATCATGAATTTGTAATAGTGGTTTATAACCTGCTTTATAACAATCAATCATAGCTTGTTTTGTTTGATCTGCAGCTGACCCTTGGATTAATCTATTTAAAGCCTTATAAGTAAAGGCTCTTCTAATGTTATTGCCATAAATGGCCTTAGCCTCCTCATATTGCATAGCTTTGTTCATTCCAAAGGTAGATGGCTCCCACATGTCAAATCGGCATTTACGACCCCTTATCGTGCGAATAAACCCATATTTTGAGGCAGAGCTAGACACATCTGTAGCTAATTTCTTAACAAATGGTACTCTATCACCATATTGTCTTAATAGAGCTTCAGCTTTATCCTTAGAAATACCCAACTCCTGGCCTAATTTATTTTTACCCATACCATAAAATAATCCTAAATTAATAGTTTTAGCTTGAGACCTAGTAATTCCTGCCATATCTGCCACAATTTGATGGAAGTCCGCAGATTCATTTTTATAAGCTTCAATAAACTCTGCTGCACCCTCGAAATGATCGTTCACGGATGCAGCATAGTGTGCAACAAGCCTAGGCTCTTGTTGTGAGTAGTCGAAACTACCCCATTGTCTACCTTCTTCTGGTAAAAACAAACTTCTAATTTTATCTCCATATTCTTTGTTTCGTGCAGGAATCTGTTGCAAGTTTGGGTTTGAATATGATAAACGTCCACTTACAGTTCCACCTTGGTCAGATCGTAACTGATTTATTTCGGAATGTATTCTGCCTTTGTGAACATATCTTTGAATGGAGTCTATGAATGTTGAATGAAATTTATTTATTTCTCTTGCTTCTCTTATTAGTTGCGCTATCGGGTTATCACAGTTCACTAGCCAGTTTTGGGTAAAGCTTGGTTCTTCGGTTTTCGCTGTCCGTGGATAGTCCACACCGATACGGTCAAACACTTGCGCTACGGATCGTGCTGCCCAAATATCTACATCTAAAGTTGTCTCTTGTTTTATTTTATATAACACTTCAGATTCTTTTTTCTTAAATTCTTTTTTTAATAGTGCTGCCTTTTCTTCATCTACTCTAATTCCAGTTCTTCTTGTTTCTATTAATATAGGGAGCAGCTCCATCTCCATCTCCCACACATCATGTAAACTTTGTTTAGTAATTTCTGTTTTAAATCTTTCCCATAATCTTAAAGTTAAACCTGCATCTTGTTCAGCATAATAACCTACATAACCTGCAGGGAGTCTCCACAAATCTGCTTTAGGATCGATACCCCATTCTTTTGCTTTTTCATTTAAAAATGTTTCGTTTTTAATTTCTCCTAAATAATCTTTAGCACATGCGTTCAAACTAAAACTGAATCTGTTTTCATTAATCAAAGCAGCAGCAATCATAGTATCAACAATTTTACCTCTGATTTCAAATCCATTTATTAATAACCAACCCACATCATAAGAAGCATTATGAAATATTTTAGGACAAGGTAATCTTAAAATATCTTGCATCCATGCCGTTGTAATTGCAGAGTCCATATTACCCCCTGCGTCATGAGCTATTGGAAAATACCATTGTTGACCTAGAGCTGCTACTGCAAACCCTACGATATGACCATCAAAGGTTGCCCAACCTGCGCCTTTACTTTTAATGTTTGGATCCTTAGTTTCTAAGTCGATTGCTATTTCAGTTGCTTTGGATAAGTCTGGGTATTCTGATGGACAAATCCAATCACTGTCATTGTATATAAAATTTAATTGATGAGTCATTAGTTTTTTAATTTTGAGTTAAATCCATTTTTTTTAATGTTTGTAAGTGCATTATCCCAAGGCATATCCACCAGAAATATATAACAATCTGCACAATAGTAAATTTTTTCATGAATAATAACTGCTTTATCTAAGTTACATTCTTCACAAATAATTGGTTCAAATAACTTATTTCTTTTTTTGATTTGGCTCATCTTGTATCTTTAATATTTCCAATTGACAATAATGTATTATTTTTTGTAAATCTTCTACACCATTTTTGTAAGGATATCTAAGCACATATTTAATTACATTACCTTGAAAAAAAGATAAATCATTTTTAGATATAAATTCGTAAGGTTGAATTTTAAAAAATTTATAGTGACTCCCCCCTACCTGCTTATCTTGAGGAAATGCATCCTCAAACATTGTTTTATTTACCATAAGTTGCCTCATATTGTTTAAAATATTTTCCTAATGGAAAATTATATTGATGATAGGTGCCCAGCAGATGGAGTGTTTGTTTAGATCTGGTGGCTCCTGTATACCAAACTCTAAGTTCTTTTACCTTATCTGCTAAATTCTTTTTATCAAAATGTGATGGGAAGTTGCACTTGCTCGCCAGGACAACATTATCTGCTTCTCCACCTTTTACTTGATGTATTGTATCTATAATTATTTTTGGTGGTTGTGTTAAATCTACACCTTCTGCCATTAATTTTTGAAAATATTGTTTATCTTTATCTTTAAACTTTCTCTTAAATACTTGATTCCATGGTCCTTTTTCATCTCGCATACCACATCTTAAGTGCAGCTCATCAAAGCTAAATACTTGGTTAGCATGAGCAAAGCTCCACTTCTTACTGTCCGTTGACCGGTAGCCGTGATCTATGTTCAATAAATACTCATACATGGTGCAAGCTTCCTCTCTAGTGATGCTGCCACCTTCACATATTTTTTCCCAATGTTGAATTGCATAATATTGATTAGGGTCAAATGATTTATTATTTTTTTGGTCTTGATAATATAAACCTAAATCTCGTGCCTCCTGCTGCAGCTCTTTCTTTACATCATTAATTCTAGCTAAGACCATCCAGTCTCCTTCTAAATCCCAAGGCACTTTTTTTAAACCGTTCCACCTATAAATGGCACCTTCTTTACCATTAGATAAGAATTCTTTTTCGACTCGGTTATCACCCATACTCTGTAATAAAGTATTTGAGAAGAAATGTACATTTTTATTTAATCGTACTGATTTCTTTAACACTAAAGATTTACCAGGAAACTCTTGAAACAAAGTTACATCAGCGCCATTCCATTCATAAATAGCTTGGTCATCATCACCTGCAAGATAAACTCGATCAACCGCCTTTGCTAATTTAACAACCAAGTCCCACTGTAGAGGTGTTAGATCTTGAGCTTCATCAACCATTAATACTTTAAAAGGTATCGACAAACCTTCGTCAATAAACTTTTGCACCATATCGGTAAAGTCTAATCTGTCCGGTGTCCGTTGGCCGTTCTCCATTTCCATTGTTTTAAATTGTTCGTATCCTGCAATAATGGATTTGAATTGCTGTAACCTTACGGCTTTTCTAGATTGCTGTTTATACAACCACACTGGATCCACTTTCATGTTTCTAGCTCTGTCGTAAATTTGTAACGACCAATTGTTATAAACCTTTTGATCGTCATGACCTTCTTTGTAATTAACTTTTACAGTTCCATACTGTGTGTGAAACATCAGTAGGTCTGCTTTAGGATCTAATACGGGAATCTCAGCAAACTGTTGTCTTGCCAGAGAATGTAATGTTCTAAAATATTTAAAATCATCTTCGTCATATTCTTTAAATCTTTTTCTAACTCTAGCTACACATTCATTTACAGCTTTGTTAGTAAATGAGATATAACAGATTTCATCTGGGCTGTAACCTTGTTTAAGATATCTTTGTACCCTTTTTAAAAGGTTCTCGGTCTTACCTGTTCCTGGTGGTCCAAAGATTTTAATTGTCTTCCCACGCAGCTTTTGCTTTAACGAATTTGACATCTTTATTTTTATGCTCTGTTTGTTTAGGCAATGCTACTACCCAATGCCTGCTGCTAATGTTTTGAAATTTCTTTTTAGGTATTGCTCCACCTGTTTCTAAAAATCTCGTACATTCTTTTTCGTTCCAATTATAACCCATTTTTTTCATAAAGGATCTAAAGGTTTCTAGCTTAAATCTCATCTCATTTTCATCTCTCCAAATGTTACCAGATTCAATTTGATCAAATTCTGTAGTATCTTCTACGTCTTCTAAGAACCTAGTCATTCTTGAATTAAACACGTCATCCATTTCCTCACCTTCATCAAAACCTTCCATGTCTTGTTTGTTTTGAATGAGTTCATCAAGCCAATCACGATAAGGGTCTGGATCTCTTTTAGTAGGTTTCAAAGGTCGCCATACAATGTCATAATTTAATAAGGCTTCGCCTAACAACTGCTGTTGATATAATTGTTTTGTAGATAGTCGAATAGACTTACCTTGAATCGGTAGTATCCAATAAGGTTCTGGATAAGAGTTTACCTTTAATAATTTACCAACTTCAGGCAAAGCTTCATTTGCACCAATACCAAACTTTCTTTTAATACAAGTGCTAGATACACAATGCATTCGAGCAATTGATGTTTTACATTTGTAGGCATAGTCTTTGTTCTCTACACCTTTAAAAATATTATTTAACTCCTGCGGGTGTAAGGGTTCACTACAAACTTTAGCCATCATATTACGTGTCCAATCTTGATACATAACAGCGTCTGGATTAATTTTTTTTGCTAATACTGCTACGTTAAACATAGCATCATTACGACCTTCACCTTTTTGAACTCTATTTTTCATAAAGTTAATTACACAAGGTGGGTAGTCTTTAGTTTCATCGTCTTGAAATATTTTTAATTTTTTAAACTCTGCAGGTTTTAATCTATACTCAGAGACAAATTTAAATAAATTTTCTAATTTAATTGAATTACCATCGTTGTCCATTGCAACTCTGGTGGTCATGTGTGCTTTTTGATAAGGTAGGTTTACAAAGTTACCTTTTCTTTTTTGATCCCAATCTTCAGGAGTTAAATCAACTTCATCTTGTGCAGGATAAATATCTGTAGTCGAATCATTTACACCTAAGTCCGATGCAATTTCAATTAACTTCCTACGCATCACTCCTGCAGGAACTACACCATCAATGAATAAAATTAAATGGAGTCCGTTGGATTTTGATCTGAATGGGATGAGTGGGTACTTCCTTTTCCGTATAACCGATATAACTTCCTTATGTTGTATATTGTAACGATCAACATCGATAACCCCCCAACTGCATGTATTATCATCTCTAATGGGAACACTTCCATAATATTTTTCTCCTTTTAAATGCTGTAACCAATGTTCTTTAGTCATTGGTTTAGGTTCCACCCAATGTTTAAATTCTTGCTTACCATCACGGCCACGAGTTTGACCTAATGGTTGCGAAGCACCAAAATATGTAGAAGAGCCCTGGAAGAGTTCTACAAACTCTTCCAAGGTGTTGTCAAGTATATCCATATTAGAATGGTGTTTTTTCTGACTGTTGTTCTTCGTTGTTGTGGGTTGCTCTCACAGCACCTTTTTTGCATGACTCATAAAAGTCAAAAGCTGCTTTGATTGTTTCTTCGCTCTCCACTTGTCCGATATGCTCTATCTCCCAACCATACCAAGAACCTAAATTGTTCTTTTCAAGAACAGTTTTAAGTAGGTACTCTTGAGTAAATGGTGCAGGTCTAAAGAAACCTTTACCATCTTTTCTTTTTTGTCTAAGAGACATCATCATAGAATTCCACTTCTTAGATTTTTTTCTTTGAGTAGATTTCATTGTGAGCAATGCCGTAGAAGATTTATCAGGTTCCACCACCATAATGTAATGTGAAGCTGTTTCCTCTACATAGTTACCGTTTTCAAGTCTATCTTTACCTTTTTCGTCTCTAGTAGTTTTAGACATGATATCCGAATCAGCAGGATAAACATTTACAGGAGCAACTGCACCCTTATCTCTATCCTTCCATTCGATGTACTCGAGTTTATAGAAACATGGTATTACACGTATACCTTCTGCTCCATTATATAACTCGTTGGTCACAGTGTTGTAGATCATTCCTGGTCTAGCTTCCGCTATATATTGACTATCACCTTGTGTGACTTGTGGTGAAAGTTGTCCAAGAACTTTAAGAAATGGTAACGCTAAACTATTTGAGTCTACGTTATCAAATCCTTCATCAGCGAATTGCTCTATATTAATAGATGCAACTGCGCCTGCTTGTTGTTTAATCGCTACTTCGTTCGATTGTCCGTCTTTTAACTTCATATTGTTACCTATTATTTGTTAGTTATTTTTGTTTTATTTGCGATGTATACACCGAACAAATCAAATGGCAATTCTTTACCAGTTTCAACTTGTTCTTTAACAAAAGCTTTAAGTGTCATCGGTTCAACTTTTTCTTTTTTATTATAGTTAAACCCATGTTCCTCACAGACTCTTATTAATTCTGAGACTTGGTTGTCTTGACCTCTGTTGAAAGAAGCAGTGACAGTGTTCTTAATTAAATCTTCGAACCCTTTACTTCTTAACCAACCAAAGGCTTCCTCAACTCTTGATTCAGGAATTTTTGCTGCATAGAATGGTTTTACTTCTACAGTAGATCCATCAGCTAATTTCAGCAAAGATACACCAGCTTCCTGCATCATCTCTGGAATGATTCGCTCTTCTAAATCACGACTTTTATGTTTTAAAAGAGATAATTTTTCTTCTTCTTCTTCAATCTTTTTATTAAGATCTTTAAGTTCATTACATTTAGCAGAGATAGATTTTACACTATCTTGACTAATGTCAATGTTCGACATTTTTTCTATATCCATATTTCCTCCTGTTGGTCTATTAAATTATTCGTTTGACGTTTGCAACAAAAAAATATAATTAATTTTCAAGATGTGGAAATACCCTTACGAAACTAAACCTTACGAACACCAACGTAATGCACTAAATGAATCTGCTGAAAAAATGCAGTGGGCTTACTTTATGGAAATGGGAACTGGAAAAACAAAAGTCACCATAGATAATATGGCGTATTTGTTTTTTAAAAGAACAATAACTGCTGCTTTAGTTATTGCACCTAAATCAGTTTATACAAATTGGGAATCTGAAATAGAAACTCACATACCTAAAGTTTTAAAATATAAAATTTATAAATGGAATATTGATAAACCAAAAGATTATCATGAACTTAATAAATTTAAAGATTTAAAAATATTTTTAATAAATGTAGAAGCTTTATCTACTAAAAGAGGGTTTGATGCTTGTGTTGATTACCTTGCTAAAAATAACCTAAACTTTGTAGTGTTGGATGAATCAACCACCATAAAAAATAGATCAGCAAAAAGAACAAAGAACATTTTAGGATTGCAAAAATTATCGCTGGTAAGGCGAATATTAACAGGATCCCCAATAACAAAATCTCCATTGGACCTATATACACAATGTCAATTTTTAAGTCCAGAACTATTAGGTTTTTCAAGTTATTTAGCTTTTAGGAATAGATATGCTGAAATGACTGACATACCAGTCGGTTCTGGTCGTTTTATAAGTGTACCTAAATACTATAAACGCCTGGAGGAGTTAGAACAGAAGTTAAAACAGTTTGCTACTAGAATACGAAAAGACCAATGTCTAGACCTAAAGCCGAAGGTACGTCAGAAAAGATACATTGAACTTGAAGGTGAAAGCAAAAAAATATATGATCGCTTAAGAACTTCTGCGCTTGCGGTAGTTGAAGATAGTACAATATCATTTTCTAATAAACTTACAGAAATTATTAAACTCCACCAGGTGTGTAATGGATTTACTAAAAATGATGATGGTGAAATTCTTACTTTACATAAATCTAAAATAAATGCTTTAGATGAAATACTAGAAGAAACAGATGGTAAAGTAATTGTATGGGCTAATTATTTATATAACATTCATGAAATTATTAAATTCTTAGAAGACAAATATGGCAAAGAATCAGTAGTTAGTATATATGGAGACATAGATGTACAAAAAAGAAAAGAAGCTGTGGATAGGATTCAAACTGATTCTAAAACAAGATTTCTTGTTGGTAATCCTACTACTGGTGGTTTTGGTCTTACCCTTACTGCTGTTAACACTGTAATTTATTATTCTAATAATTATAATTTAGAAGTTAGAATGCAATCTGAAGATCGTGCGCATCGTATGGGACAGAAGGGTACTGTTGTTTATATTGATATAGTTGCTAAAGGTACTCTTGATGAAGCTATTATGAAGTCTTTAACTAGCAAAGGTCAGATAGCAGCTAAGACTTTAGGTGAGGAAGATTTAAGATCCTGGTTGTTGTAACTTATTAAATTGTTCAACTCTTTCTAAAAACTTATCTCCATATTCTTTTAATTGAGACTCTGTAAGTTTAAATTCTTGATATTGAAGGTCTCTGGTACAAATAGCTATTACCCCCTGCTCTATGGGGCCGTAATTCGCAGTATGGGCTAAATAATAGGCACCCAGCTGTAGTTTATAATCTTCTACCCATTCCTCTTTTTTAGGTTTATTTGATTGTTTCCAGTCAATAATACTAGGCTTTCCATAAGCAACTGCAGTCAAATCACAAGTTCCTGCATATTTATTTTGATATTCTAGACTTATTTCATTGCCCCATACTTCATCTATTTTAATATTATCTAATATAGTTTTAGCCATCATTCTAGGTTTTGTTCCTTCTTCCATGGCGTTATAGTAGCCTTGACCATTTAAAGTATATTCTAGTACCTGGTGCATTTCAGTTCCGATGGTGCTAGCTTGTCTCATAATTCTATCAGCTTCTGCATCTCCAACTTTTCTTCTCCAGTTATCTAAAAAAGCTCTATCCTTAGTTGCACTAAGAATGGTAGTTACACTTGGTACTTTGATATTATCTACCAAGTATTTTCTTCCTGTAGTATCTGAGAATCTATTGTAATGTTTATAAGGATATTTTTTTACTAACTTCATTAGAAGTTAATACTTAAAAATGTTGTGAAAGTACAGCTAAAAGTATAGCACCTACTCCACCAATAATCCATTTTTCTAATCTCATAATTCTAGTTTCCATTCTTTCAATTCTTTCGAATGTTTGTTTCTGCATGATTCGACAGATCTTTTCATGATATTCAATTCTGTCGATTGCAGTTTTTCTAGCCATTATATTTGTCCTTGTCTTCTAGCAGCAATTAATGCGCTGGTTGGATCGTTAGGAAATAATGCCTGTACTTGTTGTGGTGTCACTTGTCCGGTAGCCGGTGCCCCTTGTACTTGAGGCATTTGTACCTGTGGTTGGTTAACGACAGGTTCTTCATCACCTACTTCTAATTTGTTTTGCTGTGAAGCAGGTAAAAAGATTGAATTGAATTGTGACTGTGCTTGCAGGCCACCTCTAATAAAGTTTTCTTCTTCTGCTTGTTCTTCTTCTTTAGGAACTTGCATTACTTCCTCATCATACATTTTATTAATAGTTTGCATTGGAATATTTTCTGCATTCTTACCATAATTAGGTTTAATCATTTCTACATCTTTAGAATTTAAATAATCAGTGATTGCTTTCAAATCTATGTTTTTAGGATCTACTGGTTTAAAATCATCATCATCACCAAAAGCTTTATTCATAAATCTTGCAAACGCTTCTCTCTTAGTTCTTAGACCTGCAAGATAAGCTTTAGGAGTAATTAAACCTGCTTGTGTTGTACCAAAAGCTTTACCACCTTTTAAAATAGCCTCTACTTCTTTTGGTGTTAATACATCATTAATTTGTCTTAATAGATATGGATCAGATAAAATCTTACCTGCTCTTAGAGCTGTTGCAAATAAAACTAATGGTGCAAAAGGACTAGCTGCCGCAGAGCCACCAAAACCAAGTGCTAAACCAGCTAAAGAACCTGCACCACCTAAAGTTAATCTTCTTTGAATGAATGATGATGAATTAGTAATTGGTACATCAGTTAATCTTTTTGTATATTCAACAAAGTTTTGTAAATGACCTAAAGCATCAGCACCTTTTTGACCACCTCCATACATTTCTTCAATAAATTTATATACATCCATTGTTGGATCATCTAATCCAAGTATATCTCTAAACTTTGTACCATCAAAATCTCTGTAATCATCAGGACCAAATCGAATACTAGTTATATCCTCTAAACCATCTGCTGACAGTCTTGAAGATATCTCTCCACCTTGACTTCTTAATGCATTTTTAGTTCCAACATTTGCCATAGACTCATAAATATCTTCAACTCCATTTTGAAATCTAGCATCAGCTTCTAAAGATCTAAAAGCACCATTTTCAAAAGGTGCACTAAATGGAACTCTTGTCTTACCAAAAATACCTGCATTAATAGGTTTACTTCTAAAAGAAGACATATAAGCATTGTGCATGAATCTAGCTATTGATGCATCATATAATTTTTTACCAGCTTCTGAATAACCTGCAAATCCTTGTTCAGCACCAATCATCTTTCTAAACTCTTGTAAAGCTGCAGGACTTCTTGATTTAAATACTGCAGTTTGAATTTTTTGAAACAATTGATCTTTTGGTAATACAGCAGCTCCAGGAATATTAAATAAAGTTTTTTGAGTAAATAAAGATTTATCGAACTTAGATAAAGCACCTATTGCAGTTGTTCCTTCTTTACCTGTATAAAATTTCATAATTCTTGAGAAAACTTCATTTGCATTTTTTAATGAAGAATGCATTTTTGAACCTGCATTAATAATAGTTTCTAAAGTTTCCTTTCCTTGTTGTGTTTTAGCTACCTTAGCGGCAGCTCTAGCAGTTAATTCATCGGTAATTGATATATTTTCTTGTAGAACTTTTTGTTCAGCTTCTTTTAATACTGCAGCTCTAGCTAATTCATCTGTAGGTAGAGCTTTACCAGATTCTATTACTTTAGAAGCAGCTAATTCTGGAAGCAAAATTTGCTTTACATCTCCTCCACCAATTTCAATCATTCTTTGTTGTATTTCTTTATTTTGTAATAAAGAACTAGTGTTTAATTCTTTTAAAAATCCATGGGCATCTTTTTCTAAAGCTTCTCTAATCGATGCAACAGATCTATTAACTGTTTGATATTTAGTTTGTTCTAATGCTTGGTTAAGCATCATGGTCATACCTTTATATTGATTAAAGGTAATAGGACCACCTCTTGCAACTCCGTTTGCAAAAGAAAAAAATTGAGCTAATGGATCTTCCATCCCGGTTAACTCTTGTATTGTTTTAAAGTTAAATCTTTGACCTTCTGCAGCACTAAATGCTCTTTGTAAATCAGGAAACTGAGCTGAGTTTTGTCTTAAAAAATCTTGAGTAGCTTTTAATGTTTGATTTAATTTTAAAATAGCTGGATCACCTGCTACCGTGTTTAATCCAAAAAATTCATCGTAAGCTTCATCTATAGTTCTTACATTTTTTTTAAATGTTTCTACCGCTTGATTATAAAGTTTTTGTGATAAAAAAGAATGAGTATAAATAGGTGCAATGGTTGCAACATTTGAATCTAAATAACCTTTAGAAAAAACTTTTTCTGCAGATAACATTCGTCTATCCATTATTCTAGAAATATAAGGGAACACCCCGATTGTTTTAAAATAAGATGTACCTAAACCAGATAAAGGACCATCTCTCATAGCTGCAAGTAATGGTATTTCATAACCATTATCTCTTGCAAACTTTGCAATTTCTTTTTGATAAGTTCCTGTTGTACCAAAAGCATAATTTAAAAATTTACCAGATGCCATTAATAAAGGTGTTAAAGCTGCTGCACCAAAATTAAACAGTGCTGCGTTCTTAGCTTCAACCATAGCTCTATCTATGATGTTTAATTTTTCCATTTTTTGTTCAGGAAGGTTTCCTAAATCTTCTAATAAACCATCCATTAATGCAGGACCTACTGATTTATTCATTAAATCATATGCAATAGAACCACCCCCTGCTCCAACTGTACCTGCAGCTGCTACAGCTAGTTCACCTCTTCCTAGAGGACTTCTTAAAGCTCTCTCAGGTAAATCTAAAGTTCTACCTGCTAATCTAAGTGCACCTCCTAAAAATCTGTATCGTCCTGGTAGTTTATTTGCTAGGTTTTCAAAAAAGAATTTTCTACCTTGTGTAAGTTTTAAATTTTGCATTCCAGTTTTTTTATATGCGTTTGCTATATGATCTCTCATATAGTTTGCTGCCATAAAAGATGCAGATAAGTCTCCTGCAATTACAGCAGAACTTCTACCTGATAATAAAAAATCACCACCAGGAATTGCACTATCGTCCATACCAAGATAAGCAGCTAAAGGATCTTTTCTAACTGTTTCTGCTTTTGCTAAATCTTCTCTTGCAGCTACTCTTTTTTTATAAATTTCTTCTAAGGGTTCAGACTTAATTACTTTAGATTTAATTAGTTTATCGATTGCTCTTAATTGCAATGGGTTAAGTGTTTCAGGTGCAAAAGTATTATCGTCAATACTTTTTTGTATTCCTGTTACAAACTCTTGTTGCTCTTTACTTAACTCCGCCATTATTGGTTAGCTCCCATTAAGAAATCTATAGCACTCATATCTGTTTCAAATGCTTGAGGAGATGTTCCTTGAATAATTTTTCCTGTACCAAAACTATTTAAAATTCCATTAATGTCATTATTAGTGTAACCTAATGTGTAGAATTTATTTCTTCTTAATCTATTTTTCTCTTGTACAAGACCAAGTAACTCTTCATATTTTTGAACAATCTTAGCATCTGGTTCTACTCCTAAGAAGCCAGTTAATTCTTCAATTAAATCTAAGTCTCTGTTTGTTAATCTGTCTTTATCTTTTAATGCATTAGCAAGTGTATAAGTTAAAGTTCTTGCATTAACTTTTAATTTACCAAGTATCTCTGAAGCGTTTGGATTACCTGCTAAGAATTTTTGTGTTTTACTTTCAAATTTTCCTAAAACTTTATCAGCTCTTTTTTGTAAATCTGCAAATTCTTTATCTGATAAATCACCTTGAGACATACTGAAATCTGCTGACACAGAACCAACCAAACCATCTTTAATCTCAGATGGTAAGTTTTTAAGAACTTCAGCAAATCCTATAATAACCCCAGATCCCCCAATTGCTTTTCTACCTGCATCCGTAGACATTAAAGCAATTTGTTCTTTTAAAATATCTTCAGATAATTGACCATCAGCTATTAGTCTAATATTATCCATGTAAGCTGAAGAATCTTGTTGTTTGTAGAATTGACCAGCATCTGGTGCTACAGGGACATATTCAGAACCATTGTAAACTAATACTTCACTAGTATCTCTATTTATTTTTGCTTCATAGAATTGACCACCAATTTCAAATGATCCTAAATCAAATTTACCATCTTTTAAAGCATCGTTTCTTAATTTAAGAAGATCAGTGTTGTAACTTAAAACACTTGAAGCCCAATCTCTGTAGGCTTCATCATTTTTCATTTTAACTAAAATTTGTGCATCTAATGCAGGACCTAAAGCTTGACCAAATACTTCTGCAGCTCCTGCTAAACCACCTTTCATTGTTTGACCTGAAAGTAAACCAGCAGCAAGTTTTAATAAAAATACTTTATTAGGATCTGTTTGAGTTTGTCTTGGATCTGCTCTTAAATATTGTGATAAATCTATATTACCTGCTGCAATTTTTTTCGCAGCATCGATCTCAGGATCTCCTGTAACTTGATTTGTTGAATTACCACCAGTTCCAGTAGCTCCAGTTTTTTTACCTTGTTCTGATGTATTTCCATTAGTAGCTTTCTTTTTAATTTCTTCCTCAGTTTTAGCTATTTTAATTGACTCTGGGTGATTAGGGTCTCCCATTTTATTATCTACTTTAGAATATACGTCATCATTTGTAGATGCAGCATCAATCTCTTCTGGTTTTAATTTACCTTCTGTAACTGCCACTGCTATGTTAGATGCTCTAAATGGATCTATATCTTTTTGAACTGCTAAAGCGTTTCTTAATTCTATCTGTGCTAAATCTAATTGTTGTTTATCGTAAGCAGCTTGTTGATCTACTTGCATCATATCATCTGGAGACATTGATGCTACGTCATAGTTCATATTAAATCTTTTTTCTTGTTCTCTTACACTATTAACAAGTTGGTCTACATCTTGATAATATCTTCCGTAAGTTTTTGAAGCATCAAAGTAATTTCTCATTTCTCCTGCAACTCTTTGTTCGTATGATTGACTACCAGGAGGGCCTTCAGGTTTTTTATCTAAACCACCAGCAGCAACATTTCTAGCAGAAGATACTGAAAGTATAGCTTTACCTATATCACTTTTTCTAAAATCTGTTATTGGTCTTCCACCTCTACCAACTAAATCTCTATTAAAAATGTCCATAGCTTTCTTTACAGGAATATTGTTAGCTTTGGCATAATCCTCTACCATTTTTCTTTCATCAAAATATGCTTTAGTTCCACCACCAAGCGTTAATGCACCACCTATGCCAATAGCTGATATAGGATTTGTTGCAGCTAATCTTGAACCTGTTGTAAGCATTCTTCCAACAGTTTGTGCTGTTTTACCTTTTGCTAATGATAGAGGTAATCCTGCAAGTTCAGAATAATAAGCAGCGTTTACCAAAGGGTCAGGAACACCCCCTGCTCTTGCACCTTCGTATAATGCAGTGATTCCTAACAACCCACTACCAAATCCTTTTAAACCTCTCTTTATTTTTGCTTTTCCATAATCAGTTAAATAACTTCCAGATTTTGGATCATAAAAAAATGATTTACCTTTAGGTCCTTGATATTCTGTAGGTATCATTGAGTAACGTCCTTGAGCTGGCATTGGGCCTTGTTGCATCATCGGGCCTTGTTGAATGTATTGACCAACTTTTGCTTTAATAGGTTTTAAAACACCTTTACGAAGTGCCTCTCTTCTAAACATAGGTCTGTTTAAAACTTTATTCATTTAAACTCCTATACTACTGTTCCCGCTGGTTTTGCTCCTGAAAAAGCAGCGTAAGCTCCTATACCCGTTCCTAATGCTTGTGCCATTGGGCTTGTGCTTGGAGCAGTTCCCATTGTAACTCCAGATTGAGTTTTAGGTCCTGCTGCATACAAGTTAGCTAAGAACTCTGCTCTTTGATAAGGTTCGTAAGCTTGTTGTAATTGATTTTGTCTCTGAGCATCAAGCGCTTGCTGTGCTAATTGTCTTTGTAATCCACCAGCAGCCATTAACTGATTTATATCACCCTGAGCCATTTGTTGTTGTAAACCACCCATTTGACCTAATTGTTGACCAGCTGCTAAACCAACTTGTTGTTGTCTTTGTGCAGCACCTAATGCAGTTTGAAATCCTGTAGCCAAAGATTGACCAATGTTAGATAATGTTCGTCCTTGAAGTTCTGCTTGTTGAACACCTTCTCTACCTCCACCAAAAGCACCTGCTCCAACAGCTTTTGCACCTAATTGGTTCTGCATCATTTGACCTTGTCTTGCAATTTCATTAGTAACGTATTGTTGATATGGATTTAAATATTGACTAATTTGTTGTTGTCCAACAGGTGCTGCTGCACCAAGAATTTGTTGAATGCCTTGCCCTACAGTCCCTGCTCCCACTCCAGTTTGTCCGGCAGCCGTGATCCCTTGTTGTTCTAAAGCTGATAAAGGAGAAACTTGAATATCGGGTAAGTCAATTTCTTTTTGCGCTATACCACGCGCAATATCCATCAATTCTATCTTACGTTCTTCAATACCAGGAGCTTCTCTAACAAATTGTGTTTGAGTAGTAGGTGTTGCAGCAGGTTTAGGTGAAAAAAAACTCATATTATATCCATTTCTCTAGTTGTACATGTTTCTTTTTCCATCCCCATTTTTTGGAAACTTTTTCCCAACCAGGTCTGGCCATGATACTTAGTCGTTTACATTTATTCAATTGTGCAAATTCAGTTACATTTTGTATTAAAGAATCTTCCCACAAATCTCTTCTTTTGCCTGTGCAAATAATTATTTCATATTGATTGTAATTAGGCATAACACCAATACGACCAATACAAATACCAAAAACTTTATTTTCTTCAGATTCATCTGAACCAAACATAATCCAACATTGCATTAAGTCTTTCTTTAATTCTTGAAATACCCAAGAAGAATCAGCATATTTACCAGAAAACACTAATGCTTCAGCAACCATAAATTCTGCTAGTGGCCAAAATCTTTCAATATCTTTTGGCTCAATTGGTAAAATACTTACTAATGGTTTAATTTGTTTTTTGTTTGCTGTTGCCATTTTTCTCCTCTATTAAATCAAAAATTCTTTTAAATCTTTTTTGTTGTTCATAGAAGTATTTGGCACCCTTTTCTCTCATGTCTTTCATACTATTTGGATTTGCTCCAGCAATGATTCCAGCGCCTAATACTCCATCTGCTCTTGTTACAAACTCTCCGTCTGCTAATTGAGCTAACATTGTATCCTCGTCCTTGTCTCCGTTTCCAGATCCGTCCTCTACATAACCTGATGCTCTAACATAATTGTTTGCATCGTTTTCGTCATGAGAAACTTTTGATGGAAGATAGTTT